CAAGTTTATGCAACAGCCGCGACAAATGCGGCTAATGAGTTGGAATCATTCACCGTCAAATCTCTTCTATTTATGGGGGTCTAAGATGGCTGAACCGTATGTACCGATAGCCGAATTAACAGCAGCGAGTGCGCTTTTAACTCAATTAGAAGATGCAACAAATGGCGCTCAAACAAATGCAAACGCTCTTAATACCGCTCAAACCTCTGCTTTGACTTCAAAGAACACGGCTGAGTCCGCTCTTGCTCAAAAGTTTGAGATTCTATTTTTGGTTGGTGCTTGATGGCGCTTGGACCAAATTTAACCACAGTTCAAATTACTGGAACTTATGTTGATTATGAAGGAAATGCCATTGCTGGACAGATTCGCTTCAGCGTTTCAGAGGTTTTGCGTAACGGAACAGATGACCAAATGGTTGCACCTTCCGTTGTTGTTGTTCCTTTGGTGAGCGGTTCTTTTTCTGTCACTTTGCCAGCAACTAACGACCCCGATGTAGTACCAAACCCTTTTACTTATACAGTCGAGGAATCTTTTGCTGGAGGTCGCTCATACACAATTAGCATCCCCTATACCAGCGCTGGCTCTTTAGATTTAGCAGACATCAGCCCAAACCCAGTCATTGATACAACCTATGTTCAATTGATTGACCAAATTACATTTAATGCGCTCGACGCCAACATTGATACTTTAGATACTAATATCAATCAGACAACAGATAAAATCCTTGCATCGGGCAAGTATTGGTACATCCCATCTCAGTTTGCTACCTATACAGCCCTCGATACGGCTTTTGCTACCTATACCGCTCTCACCGCTGCTTCTTATGAATTAGACGGAACAGACATCCTATCTTTTACTTCTTCGGCTCAAGCCTATGCCTCGACAGCATCGACAAGTGCCACCACAGCCACAAATAACGCATCCGCTACAATAAACCCATTGCTTCTCATCGGAGGATAACGCATGGCAACAACCTATAAGGTGCTTGGTCAGTCCAAGCCCGCGGCAACTACAGCAACAACGCTGTACACCTGCCCATCAGCAACTCAGACTGTTATTTCAAGTTTGGTTGTCACCAATCAAGGCTCAAGCGGTACTTTCCGTATCGCTATCCGCCCTAACGGAGCCTCTCTTTCAGGCGAACACTATCTCGCCTATGACGCACCAATTGGCGCAAATTCTTTTGTTTCACTCACTCTTGGTCTCACAATTGATGCCTCTGATGTTGTAACAATTTACGCATCAAGCGCAGACATGTCCTTCAACGCCTTCGGAAGCGAGATTGCATAATGGCTATTTTAACCAATGCTCAACCTGAAGTTACTGCAACAAATACAGTTACTCTTACAAATAAGACGCTAACTGCTCCAACAATTTCAGACCCAACCTTTACTGGTACAACTACAAACATCAATACAACAAACCTTGTTGTAGAAGATAAGAACATTGTTATTAACGATGTCACAAGCCCAACCGATGCAAACGCTGATGGTGGCGGTATCTCACTAAATGGTGCAACCACCAAGACTCTTAACTGGGTAGATGCAACAGATGCGTGGACTTCTTCAGAACACCTTAATCTTGCATCAGGTAAGTCTTATTATGTAAACGGTACTTTGCTCAAGGATGTCTCAGAGACTCTTACTAATAAGACTCTCACATCTCCAACAGTAAACTTCGGAATTCTTGATGAGCCAGTTCTTATTTCTCCTGAAGAACGAACAACTATTAGCGCTACTGCTGCTGGTTCAACAGTTCAGTTCGATGTAAAGACTCAGGGAGTTTTGTACTACACATCAAACTCGACGGGCAACTGGACACTCAATGTTCGCGGTGATAGCGGAACAACATTAAACTCATTGATGACAACTGGAGATGCTCTTACAGTTGTGTTCCTAGCAACAAACGGAGTAACTCCTTACTATGCAAGTGCTTTAACAATTGATGGAAGCGCAAACACACCTAAGTTCCAAAATGGCGTTGCTTTCGCTGCTGGTAATGCAAGTTCTATTGATATTTATACATACACAATCATTAAGACAGCAGACGCCACATTCACAGTTTTAGCAGGTCAAACTAAGTTCGCTTAATAGGAGTTTTTTATGTCACCAATTTTAGGTTCACGCGGTATCAGCCCTCGTTCTTATGGCTTTGCGGGGGCAGGTAAGCCAAGCGCTCCTACTATTGGGGCTGCAACAAATGTCGGCACAGGTCGCGCCTATAACAACGGCGCTGCTACGGTTGCATTTACTGCTGGGTCAGATAACGGCGCACCAGTCACTACCTTTACTGCAACTTCAAGTCCTGGTGGCTTTACAGGAAGTGGAGCATCTTCTCCAGTAACCGTGACTGGATTGCAGTCAGGTGTTTCTTATACATTTACTGTAACTGCTACAAACTCAGTTGGCACATCAGATGCTTCATCTGCCTCCTCTTCTATTACGGCAACTACCGTTCCACAGGCTCCTACAATTGGTACAGCAGCATCATCAAGTCCTAATACGGCAACTGTCACATACACAGCAGGTGCAACAGGTGGTGCAGCGGTTTCTGTATTTACAGCAACTTCTTCGCCTGGGTCATTAACTGGAACTGGCTCATCACCGATTACAGTTTCAGGACTTACAAATGGAACGGCTTACACATTTACAGTTACGGCAACTAATGCTAATGGAACATCAGCAGCAAGTGCTGCTTCTAATTCTGTAACACCTGAAGCAGTTTATGAGTTATCGCAGACATTTAATGCGTCAGGTACTTACACGGTTCCATCAGGTAAAACAAAAATGGCTGTTTATGTTATCGCAGCGGGTGGTGCGGGCGGTATAACACCTACACTCAGCGGTACATCGGGAGGTGGCGCTGGAGGCGGTGGTGGTGGTAGCGGATTTGCTACACAGGAACATACAGTTACACCAGGAGCAACTTTTACGGTAACAGTTGGTAGTGGTGGCGGTAACACAGGAATTACCGATTTCGGAACAATGGCATCGGGATTTGCTGGTCAAAATGGTAGTGGTACAACGGGCGGCAACGGCGGTGGCGCAAGTATCAATGTGCAATCATCCAACATTTCTAGAACAACAAATGTTACAGGAGCAACAGGTGGTGCAGGAGGTAGTGGTAACAACTCATCCAATGATGGCAATAACTTCCCTGGCGCTGCTGGTAGCAATGGTGGAAATCTTGTTTTGAATGCGGGTGGTCTTACCACAATTCAATTAGGCGGTTCAGGTGGTGGTGGCGGTGCAGGTGCCACATCAAACTTCGCTTTCTCACCTGGAAAAGCAGGTGGTGCAGGAGGAAACTCAGGTGGCTCGGGCGGTGCTGGTGGAAACGCTTTCCAACAAAACTCAAGCGTAAGCGCTGGTAGTGATGGTAACGCAGGTTCACAACCAGGAGGCGGTGGCGGTGGTAACGGTGGTAACTCTTACAGCCCTATTGCGGGCGTTTCGGCTGGTCGTAATACTGTCCAAAATGGCGGTAGTGGTCGTGTTATTGTTTACATTAAATAAAGGATTGAAATGAAAGAACTAATTTATGGTTTTATTGACGAAAATAACCGTCTTGTAAATACATCTGTCATTTTAGAAAACGATACAGAGACTCTTGAGCGCGTGAAAAATGAATCAAATGCCGTTGCTGCTCATCTTATGAATCCTGAAAAAGAACTTTTGAGTACTGAATTTGCCTATTGGAATGGTACAAGATTTGTTTGGGATAGTCCTTTCCCTTCCTGGGTATTTTCTGAAGATGAAAATAATTGGTTGCCTCCTATTGAAATTCCACCTCACGAAGAAGGTTTTTTTTGGACATGGAATGAAGATACAACATCTTGGATTCGGGAGCAATTGCCACCAGTCTAATCTATGTGTAGTATAAAAACATGACTAAAAAAGTTATTTTTACTAATATCATAGATAATTTTGAATTAGAAATGCCTTTGCCCTCGTCAAAGAGCCTACCTCAATGGTACAAAGAATTAAAGTCTTACATGAACGGTAAAAAAGTTCCTGATGGCAAGGGAGAAACGCAGGGAACAATAAAAAAATGTATTCCCGTTTTTGATGTAATAACAGCGGGATACTTAATAGTTACTCATGTTGATATTTTTGTATCAAAAAAAGAAGATAATTCTACCTATTATGAATGGGCTTTATCCCCAGCACTTGATTTTCACCCTATAGAACAAGCACCAACGCACCCTAATACTCAAAATGCTCCATACCCTAAATTCATTAACCCGTGGGCAATACAAACCCCAAAGGGATATTCAACTTTATTTATTAAACCCACCCACAGAGACACACCTATCAGTATTTTTCCTGGTTTAGTTGATACGGATAATTACATAGCGTCTGTGAATCTACCGTTCGTTCTAACAGACCCTTCTTTTCAAGGTCTTATTCCAAAAGGAACTGCAATCGCTCAAATTATTTTTATCAAAAGAGAAAATTGGATAAGCGAACAAAATAATTCTGATGCAAGACAAAAAGAAATCAATATGTTGCGAAACAAATTAAGAACTGTATTTTTTGATTCTTACAAAACTCAATGGTGGCAAAAAAAATCTTACAAATAAAACTGGGGGTGAAATGAAAACAGTTTATTGGGCTAATCTTTCATCATTAGAGTTGCAACAAAGAACTAATTTATTAGTTCCGCCTCCCAAAAACTTAATAAGCGATTTATTCGAAAAATCTATAAACGGAAATAAGACTTACAATCGTTGCCCTGCAAACAAAACAGCATTTAAGAACACTTATTATTTACAATCACCTTTAGATTTTGACATAACTTTTAATGAAAATAATATAGGTGAAGGGTTGCGCTCCGATTGGCTTATACCTAGACCCGAGGATTTTCATAATCGAATTACAGCAGAGATAGATATGGGTTGGTTATTCTTTTGTGAAGAAAGTTTAATACTAGAAATGACCCCACCTTATAGTCACCATACGGCTGTCTCACAGTATGGAAGCCTGTCCGTAGGCTCCTTTGACATCGGTAAATGGTTTAGACCCCTTATGCCCGCGCATTTTTTATGGGAAAACGAGCGTCGCTTTGTGATTAAAGCAGATGAACCTTTAATGTACATACGATTTTTAACAGATGAAAAAATCAAATTGCAGCAATTTGAACTAACTCAAAAAATAATAGATATAAAAGATGCTTGCGCGAATCACCCAAATTATTTCAAAGAACATTTACCCTTATCCTCGAGGTACGCATTATTCCGTGAGCGTAAAATGCAGGAAATTGTACTCAAGGAGATTAAAAATAATCTTATTGGGTAGGGTTTAATTTAAGAATACTTCTTCTTAGACCATACATTTTTTACATAGTGGTTAATTAGAGTTCCATTGATATTTTTGTTTTGGATGGTTTCGTATTCATTTTCTTTGTAATGTGTATATTCTGCTTTCCATTCAGACCTCTTAAACGGAGTGACTTGAACTAAAGGCGTACCCTTCTCAATTACACCCTCAAAATCATTTTGTACCCAAAACGGGAACAAAATCTCTGTAGTAGATTTATCTGTATCTACTATTGCTGGAATGGCTTGTAAACCTGTTTGCCTAAACCCTGCTGGTGGAGTAATTAAGCATGAATAACCTGGTGGGGTAAAAATACTCCACAAGTTCAAAAACTTAAAAACTTGTGGGTGATAGCCGATTGGCGTTTCAATCATTCTTGTATCCCCGTGAATATCAAAAACAGGGAGAGTGGTCCTCCAGTTGATTGAAGGGTTCAAATCTGTTTGTTCAATCGATACATCAGCCCATAAGGGAATCAAATAACCTGAAGTTAGTGCATCTAACATTGGAACACATTTTTTTGGGCTTGCGTTTGTCACAAGATTGCGTACCCAAAATTTCTTTCCCTCAGCGTTTTGCTCATCAACAACATAAGGTGTCATGTTGCGCCACCAAGAAGGTATATTTTGGCTTGCTGGATAAGGTCTTTCGTCAATTTCCCAAGCACTAGGGTCCCGAGCAACAAATCTAATTTTTTGAGCCATGGAAGCCTCCTCATAGGTTATGTCTGACTATAGTAAGATTGTGGTGATAGAACAAGTCATTTTTACTCGTCGGGTACAATAAAGACCTGAACTAAGGAGTTACAATGCCAGGTACTACATCCAAAGGTCTACGATACCCAACCGCAGGTGATAATCCTGCGGTTCACACGGACTTTCTCAACCTTGCAACCGATGTGGATACTGAGTTAAACGACTACTTAACTACGGCTACCGCTGCTTCTACTTACGCTACTTTGACCGCCTCGGCAACAGATGACAGCGTTCGTACTATCAATTTCATGCTCGGTGGCATGTAATGACTTTTACCTACTCGGGAGACCCAACTACAAGTCTCCGTAATCGAGTTCGATTCCTTATCAATGACACAGACACAAATGATGCTCTGTTTTCTGATGAAGAGTTGGATTACCTTATTACCGAGTGGGGAACAAATGTTTATGAAATCTGTCGGGCTGCGTGTGAAACTCTAGTCTCACGCTTTAGCCGTTTGGCAGATAGCACTTCAAAGAGCGTCGGAGACATCTCTGTTTCTGAGTCCTTTACTGCAAAGAGCAAGCAATACCAAGACCTTGCCAACTCATTCCTTGACCGTAAGATGCGTAAAGCGCCTCCATCAATGAAGGCTAACGCTAATAGTTTGCTTTCAACCAATGATAGAAGTGTTCAGGATTACAACACAGATTTCTATGCTGGTGTCCACGACAATCCAAACAACATCTACGACCAGCGCGTACCTGAGTAGGAGTAATCATGGCTGATGCTATTTACTCTAAAGTCGCCGAGTTCATGACTGATACGGTTGTTTTCACACCAAGGGCATCAGTTGATAAATACAACAAACCCACCTTTGGCGCCTCCAATACAAATGTGACAGCAACAGGTCGTCTCATCTACGACACGATTAAGTCCAAAGATGTGCAAGGTGATGAAGTTGTAGATATTGGGCGATTTATTACAAACGGACCACGAACTACAATTACTGTTGCTCATAGAATGGTTGTCGGGGCGGACACTTTTACTATCAATGCAATCGATAACATCGCAGATGAAAACGGAGCGCATCACACCGTCATTCGATTTGGGCGGTAGTCATGGCAAAAACCTATACATTCACCCTTGAAGGTGATGTTGAGTTGCAAGCCGTTCTACGCGCAGCCCAGTTAGAGGCTCCCAAAGCAGTTGCTATAGCAATTTATGAAGAGGCAAATGTTATTTTTGCCAAGTCTCAGGTTCTTGTCCCAGTTGATACAGGCGCCCTTCGTGGCTCAGGTGGCGTTAGCGCTATCCAAGGTTCAGGGCAAGGAATGTATGTGGACATCTTCTACGGTGGTCCAGCAGCGTCCTATGCGCTTTATGTCCATGAGATTATTGGCAACTACCATAAGCCACCGACACAGGCTAAATACCTTGAACAGCCATTCATGCAATCTCTTGCTGAAATCCAAAATAACATCTCGCGTAGAATAATCCACATTCTAAAAAGTAGGAGTGTATAAATGCCAACAATTCTTGAATCGATAGGCGACTATCTGCAAAACACTTCGAGCGCATTTGGCGCTCATGCCAGCCAAGGCACCCTTGGAACATCGATCTTTTTAGGCACCTTGCCCGAAACTCCCGATGCGTGTGTTGCCGTTTATGAGAACTCAGGCAGTTCCCCAACCTTTACTATGGGGGCGGGCGGTATCCGCATTGATTACCCAATGCTTCAGATTATCTGCCGAGCAGGGCGCGAGGACT